GTTATGCACAATATTTGAATTATCATCGTGCAATGAAAATGATACTGACTGATATGCAATATTTTTTTGAATTAATGTTTTTCTATTATACTGATTAATTACTTCTGTAGATATTTGAAATTTAGGAAGTTCGACGTTTTTAACTAATACCCCAACTTCGTTGTGCTGATTCTGACCCAGCCAAGATGTGTTAATAACAGCAGATGTATTGATATTGAATACTACATAATATATCCAACTGTTTTTCGGCATACGAGTGTATTCGCCGCCGCCGATGTATAAGCGACTTGCGTGCTGGTAATCTCGCATTACCTCTCTTCCGTTGGATTGAATATATGAACCTAGTGGCATATTATTATTTATATCACAAAAAAGGCCCGGTTATTAGCCGGGCCTTTAGTGGTGGAAGATAATAAATTATTAACCGGTAGCCATTGTACGTACAGTACGACCGACATTTTCACCGATGCCAACTGGGTTACCACCTGCATCAAGCTGTGTAGCGTTATCGAATACAATGCTCATCGAAATATCTACAGGATCATTTGATTTGTAATCAACATCCGAATAAGTTACTTTGCTCAACCAAGCACCCGTAAGTTCGAAAGTTTCTAGTACAGTAGGAGTATATGCTCCGTTACCGCCGTCGAGAATTTCGATCATTGTAGTAAATTTGTAATCGATACCTGATGCAGCTGATGCCTGTTCGAAGAAATCGTATTGTTTCTGAACCTGCTCGCCGACCAATTTACTAACAGCGCCTGTTGCGTCGTCACGGACCTTAAGTGTAACTTCAGTGAAGTTATACTTGCCAGCAAGTTTTACCTTGCTGTTATAAACATCGAGAACAATTGTTTCGAATGAAATTTCTGGTCGTGTGCAACTCATAACCTGCTTAGTGAGTTCCGTAGTCGGACTTGTTACACCAAAGTTCTGTAGCGTCACTCTAAAGCGATACTTGAGCTTTGGCATTAACAAGCCTTGGCTGGCTGAACTCTGACCCGCTGGTAGCGGTACCGTTAATTTGCTTAAACTAGCTACTGCCATTTTATAATGCTCCTATCTTTCTTTTAATTCTATTATGCTAGAGTGTAAGTTCCAGCTTGGATTGCTCCAGTGTTGACTAAGCGAAGTGGAATGTAAATAAATTCAACTGCTTTAACTGGTTCGATAGCAATGTCCATCCAAAGTTCTGAACGATCAATTCTATCAGGGGTGTTATTCGATTCGTCACAAACAACAATGAAGTCGTAAATTGCACGCTGTCCTACTAGTTCAAGTAGCATACTTTGTGCAGCATTCTTAATTTCATCGCGTGTGATCTTGTCATTTGGTTCAAACAAGTATGGTCTGGACAAGATATCTAACTGACGACGTAGATGTGCTACTAGTCGAGCAACATTGATACGATCCAACGAACTTGCTACATTAGCACGAGTGTATTGTCCAAATGCAACAATACCAACTCCAGTTAGTGTAGCAATCGGATTAACTTTAACCGAAGCTAGCACGTCTCTAGTAGGTTGTGGCAATGAAGCTAATACAAACTCACCAGTTTGACCGTCAACATATCCTACCGAAGTAGCGTTATCGACAACACCTCGACGAACACCTGCAGGAGCAAACCATGGATAGCTTTGCTGATCGCTGAGTGCAATTGTGCGAAGCATCATGTGACTTGGTGGAACAACAATGTTGTTACCAGTTAAGTCATTGGTAAATCCACTTGGATAATATAGTGCAGTGTATTGATCATAACTAACTGCGCCAACATCACCATTGTCAAATGCACCATTTGTGTTGTCGCCCCATGCTTTCAATGATGTTGCATCAGATGGCAAGCGGAATGGAGTGTCACCAACAACAAATGCAGTAATACCACGATCAGTGTTAAGACCAATTAGGTTTTGAACTGTTTCAACGTAGCCTGGGCACGCAATCAAATTAAAGTTCAATGAATCTGTATCTCTAACTGCGATATTACCGTCAATTAACGCCTTCATTGTTTTAACAACATATGAACGCTGTGCTTTGCGTCCAAATGTACCCGATCCGTCGTTATTATTTGGACTTACAGAAACCCAACGGTTTGTATTGTAAGCGGCCAACGGATCGCCTGCTACACGAAGGTTGTATCCGCCATTAGCATTGACATTGATGTAATTTGTCACATACTGCTTAACGTTGAATCCTGAACGACGTAGATTCCATAGTCGAGTTCCTCGTGGATATAGCGAAGGATCCGGAGCATCTGGGTCGACGTAGTTAGAAGCTAGCAACGATGTAATCGGCGAAGCAGTAACTGACTGACCTGATGTTGCCCAACGTGCATCTGCAAAGACCCAACCATTTGGCGAAGTTTGATCTGTTGGATCTTGTAGTATCCACTGTAGTGAACTACTATTCCAAACATAAATCTCATGTCCGTACATTTCTAAATCGGCAGTGCTGATCCAAATATCACCATTAACTAGTGGAGTACCATCGCTTTGCGTAGTTGGAGCAAGTGCTGCTACCTGTGGACCGTTTGGATCTGTAGTAGGGAATGCATTTAGATAACCAACCCACGAAGTACCATTATTATACAATACGTCTACCTGATCGACAATTGAGCTGTACCATAGCTGACCATTTGCTGGCTGTGTGCTCGGTGCAGTAGGTGATGCAGTATAGCTTAATGTAGTCCAGTTACTTGCTTTTGCAGTTCTACCTGATGGATCATAATTACCAACAGCATAGAAGTTAGGAGTAGAATTTTCATTAAACAACGCCGATCCTAAGATGTTACCGGCATCAGTAAATCGAATTTCACCACCTGTGCTATGCGAAATTGATACAGTACCGTTTGCATTGAGTGTAGCACTAACGTACGGAACACCACTGTTATTAATAGCAGTAACTAATGGTACTAAATTAGTGCCCGAAGATACTGAAATTGTAGTAGTGTTAAAATGTCCAGTTGACCCCGGAATCGACACATCAAGAACGATTGTACCTGAAGTTAGCGAAATAGTTCCTGTTGTTACTGCACTTGTGATAGTAGTAGGTGAAACCGCAGCACGTTGATGGATTTTAAATTCAGCAAGTGTAGGAAGTTTAGTACCTAGGCTATTGAAAGTATTATTACCGTGATCAAAATTGCTTTCTACGTATACTGTGCCTACTGGAATATTTGCACCACCGCCGATTGGATCGATACCATAAATTGCGGCGGCGGCGCCGCTGTATACCGGAGCCGAAACAGTTGTAAACACATCTGAGCTTGCTGACCATTTCTTAACTGTCCAAATCTGTCCCGAATTAGGACTGGTAGTCTTCATGTAAACACTACCAGTTGGATCTGATGTAAAGTTCGGATACTGTGTGTGCGGACCAACAAATACTGTCGGACCTGTATAAGTTCCTGGTGTAAGACCTAATTCCGATAGCAACAACGAAGTTGCAGTTGTAGTCGATGCAATAACAATGTTACCGTCTTTAGTTGTACCATTTGAAGCAGCCGCACTAGTTGCATACAATGCCAATGAACCGTTAAGGATTTTAGCACCTACGCCTTGCGAACGCATAACGTTGTTAATGCTTGAAGCAACTGCGGTAAGTGTTTCGCCGTTAGTAACTGTAATAGTAGCAGTCGAATTGTTAATAACAAAAGTGCTACCTGTAGTAATTGTTGTAGGTGTAGTAGTACCAACAACTGCTGGCCAGCTTGTAGCATATACCGTACTTACAAAAGTAGAAGTATTGCTATTGCTCCATGCTTCGTTGGCAGACGATCCTACCTGTACCCAGTTACCATCGCTGTTCTTGTACCAAACAACGTTTGTATCTAGTGCGCTGGTAGCAACAATTGCATATTGACCTTTTGTACCAATGCTTGCTGCAGGACCATTTACAGGAAGACCGCCGAGTGTGCTAGTAGCGTAATTGCTGTCGTCGATTACGATCGGAGTCTTGTTAGTGAATGTACCAGTTGCTTGGTTCCATTCAAAAATACCCCATACAGTATTCGTAGTATCTAACCAATAACTGCCGTCCGATGGATTGCCAGCAGGTGCAGAAGAGCTAGCAGCTAAGGAAGCTAAGTCTACAGGTGCTCTTACAACATAAGCCTGTGAACTTACGCCTAGCAAACTGTAAGCAGCTTGTAGGCCGTATTCGTTAATTTCGCCACCGTTGATTGGGTTTCCGCCCGCATCTGTGTAGAATAGTGGAGTACCGAATGTATCGGTAAGATCTCTCTGACTGGTGATCAGGTAAACTGTGCCAGCGTTAGCAGCTTGAGTGCCTACTGCAACTGTACCCGATGGATTAGTTTTATCTTGTGCCGAAGCAACAAAAATTAGAGGTACAGTTCCTGGTGCAGCTGGAGTATAGAAGCTTTCATCTACTACTGTAACTGATACGCCTGGTGATTGTAATGTGGCCATTAGTATTTCTCCCAAATATGGTTTCGTTGTCAGTATTTAGTGCCGTTGGTAAAAAATATACCAGTTAAATACAATGAAAGGGAACCAAAAAGGGCTTAAATGCGAACTCTATGTAAAATATGTGGTACTCGACCCGTGGCAATCAACTATCATCGAGATGGGAGGACGTTTTATCGTACCAAGTGTGATCACTGCGGTCGCAAAAGAAAAACTGGAAAACCTTTGTGGTACCAGTCCGGATACAGAATGAAATGTAAATGTGATAAATGTGGATTCGAAAGCCGGTATCCACAACAGTTTAACGTCTTTTATTTAGACGGAGAACCATCAAATTGTCATATTACTAATTTAAAAACAGTATGCGCTAATTGTCAACGCATACTGCATATTCTTAGACTTCCGTGGCGTCAGGGAGACCTAGTACCTGACTTCTAATCTGACGGTGAAGATCATCAATTGATCCGTCATTGTCTAAATGAACATCATACTCAAAACCGACACTAGAATATTCGCTAGCATGGACATTTCGTTCATTGAGAATTTCTAAACACCGAGATTTTATTGCTTCGTCTTCGGTATTGTTTAACACAGCAGCAAACTCTAACCAGGTCGGATCCGTACCTCGATGTGTTCGAACAGTGATGCCGCCTGCATTTTTAATTGCTATCATTTCGTTGATAAACCGACAGTCTGTGATAACAATGTCGTCTTTGACATTAAGAAGTTTTCGTTCGACTGATGCTACCCAAATTTCGTCGTGAAATCCTCGGCGAGCAACTTCTGTTCCCCATTGCTGTAGAACCCAACGAGGAGTGAGATCGGGAATGTTTAATCGAGTTGCCCACCATTCGTCAACTTGCTCACGCCATTCTCGGCTGTGCTTAGTTGACCCTTCGAGAAGATCTCTATCCCATCCGAATATAACAGAGATTGCATCTTTAAGAGATGCCCCGAAGCTCATGCGCTTAAAACCGTGTACTGTGCAGAGATAGTCTGCGGCAGTGTCTTTGCCTGATCCAATCAGGCCAGAAATTCCTATAATCATGTTTGCATTATACATGATTAAGAATCAACGGTCAATTACTTTTTTGTTTTCTTTTGCCAATCTGCAACAGGACTTGTTTTACCTGTGGATTCGTGCTCTGTAGAATACCGAGCAGTTATTCTTTTACCTTTAATGCCCATTTTCTTGCCAGCTGCATTTAAAATTGTGTCGTCTGCATTGCTATATGATAGAGTAGCAAACTGACCGCCGACAGGACCTTCGTGATGTGTGTCTGCTTCAAAATCAGGTGCACCTGCAATCATCATTCCGAATCTCAATGCTTTGTATGGATCGTTGTTATTGTTAACATCATTCCAGGTGGTTAGGTTAGGCAGGGCACCTTTGGCACTGTGCGAAAGTTCGTGCTTAGATTCAAAAAGTTCTCTAATTTTCATCGGTTATCCTACAACAAACCACATTGGTTTGCCACCTTCCGAATAATTAATCAATTCAGTTTCTAATCGTTCAATAGCAGCTTCGCCTTCTTGTTTAAGAGCATCGCCGTTGAGTGTAGTTCCGCCCTGCGGACTAGCAATCTGAGAAAACATCGAACGTGCTTGTCCTAGGATAATTTTCGATTGTGCAAGTGCATAATCCTTGAGCCAAATGCCTGCATATGGATCGTTGAGCAGAACAAAGTCTGGTTTGTAGTTATAGCACCAAATTAATAGAGTTTCTTCGCCTCTAGGTCTTTGTTGAACCACTAGCTTCTTGGTGCTAGGGTTCCAAGTAAACATAATGTAACTACCGAACATCTTACCAACTAATTTTTGATAAGAAGCAAACGCATAGTAAGTAGCTAATCCGCCCATGTTGCTAGAACTTAGTAGATAGGTATTTGAATAAGCCAAGTTAAATGGTTCAAATAATGAACCTGTATCTCCACCACCTGTTCTAGAACCAATCGATCGGCGAAATACATCTCGCACTTCGATAACATCTTGGCTTAGTGTATATTCGTTGGTATCTTGTTCCATTGTAAGGAACGCCCAACTTTCCTCTACAGCATTTGATGATCGTTGACGATATTTGGCAAATGCTTTATCAATAGCGGTATTGTAGTGAACTGGATCTAGTTCAACGTCAATCATACCGTCACCTAGCATAGCCTTGATGTAATCAACTATAGGTTGGCGTGCTTGTTCAATTGTGCTCATACAATTATTTAGCTAAATAGGAGTATGCCAAGACTATCAATGTACCGGCCCGAGAAGGGAAATAATTTTAGATATATCGATCGTATGATCGAACAACAGTTTCAGATTGGTGGTACTGATGTTTTTGTACACAAGTACCTTGGCCCTGTTGAGCCATCAGCGGGCGATGCATCTCCAGGAGTTCCTAATCAAAGCAATCCCCTCGGCGAACTTGGAATTCAAGATGTGATACTAATGGAAAACCGGGATCGCAGTTATGATCCTAATGTATTCGTAATGCGAGGAATTTATACTATGCAGGACTTAGATTTTAATCTAAGTCAGTTTGGTATAATGTTGAATAATGATAACATTTTTATTCATTTCCATCTAAGAAATTGTGTAGATACCATTGAACGTAAACTTATGTCAGGTGATGTTATCGAATTGCCTCACTTAAAGGATGAATACACCCTAGATGACGCTATGGTTGCTCTTAAAAGATTTTATGTAGTACAAGATGTGACTCGTGCTGCTAACGGATATAGCCCGACTTGGCATCCTCACTTATTGCGTGTTAAATGTGTACCTTTAGTTGATAGTCAAGAATACAGTCAGATACTAGGTGCTGATGCAGGCGCAGGTGACGGTTCGACTCTGAGAGATCTCATCTCAACGTATAATACCAGCATTGAAATCAACAATTCAATTATTGCACAAGCAGAAGCAGACGCAGCACTCAGCGGTTATGATACTCATCAATACTATGTTGTTCCATTAAATCCCGATGGTACTATAGCACATGAAGATGCTTCGCAAACTGATGCTGATGCTTCGATTGATTCATTGGAAGGAATTGTTGATGCTTCGATGACTTTAAGAAGTCCTACTAAAAACTACTATGTAGGATATCTTACAGGTACTGGTCGACCACCTAATGGTGCTCCATATACATTTGGTACTAGTTTTCCTACTGACAAAACAGTAACTGGGCAGTTTCATTTAAGAACAGATTTCTTTCCTAATGTTCTATTCCGCTGGAGCGGTACACATTGGATTAAATTTGATGAAAGTGTACGTATGACAATGACCAACAATTATGATCCTTCAGTACCTAATGAAGATACTTCTGTAAGTGTATATTCAACAAAGCTAAGACAAACTCAACGTACTGGATTTATTAACAACAATAATACAGCTACTATCGCAGGGAAGGTAGTACAAGAACGTCAAGCACTAAGTCAAATACTCAAACCCAAGGCCGATAATTAATGGAATATTTTTACGATTTTCAGATCAAACGATATCTAACGCAGTTTATGCGATTGATGAGCAATTTCTCATATAAAGACGGACAAGGTAATCTAGTACAGATTCCTGTGCGCTACGGAGATATGAATCGACAAGTTGGTCAGATTTTAAAGAAGAACTCGGAAAATGTTGTGCAGAGCGCACCATTTATTGCCTGCTATATTAAAGCAATGGAATATGATCGTAATAGA